ACCACCTGAAAAATATATTACTGGATTACTAGAATCAGCTTTATTAAAAGGGTCATTTAAGTAAGACGATATATCACCAATTTGAATAACTTTAACGTTTACTTTTGGACTATTTTTTACATAAACTGACAAAAGCCTTCCATAAGTATGAGATAAATTACCTACACTAAAAGGAGTCTCATCTGATATATCTTTTTCTTCATATGTAACTATTTTTTCTAGCTTATCTCTACTGTCTTGAGTAGTTTCAAATGCCATATAATATTGCTGCAAAAACTCATCAGTAGCCATTTCCATAAACTCGTCTAACTCTGCATTACTAAAGTACGCAGTTGTTTCACTGTCTATAATGTTTCTAATTCTGTTTTGTGCGCCAGTAGCATCCATTAATCTTCTATTTTAACTTTTTTAGTTTTGATTGGCGTTTTTTCTCCACGAATTTCATGCTTTAAGATAGCTAAAATATCTTTGTTATTTTTTAACCAAACCAACACTTGTTCTTCGTTTGTACCAATTGCTTCTTTCCCGTAATAGAAAGTATCGTTCTCGTAATTAATCTTTCTTTCTCTAACAGCTTCTATAATAAACACGCGCAAATCTTTTTCTGGGTCAAAATGAGTTTCCATGAAAACATCTGCATTTTCTTGTGCATCTTCAATAATTCTAGCTCTTAAAACATCTGTATCAGAATTTAAATTAAACCTTCTCATTGTTGAGTATTGTTTAACTTCTTTATCAGTCATTTTAGCAGCTTCTATTATAGCTCTTGCTGAATCTAGAGTTGCTTTTGTTTTTTCTTGTTCTTGCTTTCCTATATCTGTTCTTTTCCATTGACCAGCTCTAACAGCGGGGTAATTTTTTAAAAAATTATCTATCAATACATGACCTTCATTATCCATGTCTAATAGAACAGTAGGGCTAGTAAATCTTAATGGTTGAACATCACCATTAATATCTTTATATTCTACTCTTTTTCCATCTAAACCTTTGTACGCATTAAATTCAAAAAACATAAAGTTTTTAATTTTAAAAAAATCGTACTGTACAAAATTTCTTGCTTTCATTTTTTGCTTTTTTTTTGTTAAAAATAAGCACACCCCCGAAGAGGTGTGCTCTATTAATTATATACTATAGTACTACATCTACAGGATGTAAGATACCACAAGAAAGTGGATTACGAACTATAATACCTGATTGAGTTAACCAGTGACATTCAAATTTATCATCACCATTAGCTGCAAGCATTGATTTTGAATCATAAGGATTAATCATACCAGGAACGTATTTCTTAACCCAGTTACGATTAGTACCTTCAGCGCCTTTAGCAATCAATTCAATGTTAGGTACACCTTGTGTACTTCCCATATCTAAGAATACCATAACACCTGATAATTTTTGACCTGCAAATGCATTACCTAAAGCAGCGTCATTAGCATAACCTGGAGCAGGAGCAATATTAGGGTCATCAAATACTGGACAGTGAGCTAAAGTAATTTTATTACCTAAAGCGTAAAAAGTAGAGAAGTTAGCACCTAATGCAACATCTTGACCAGCTTTGTCAATAAATACAGAACCTGCACTTCCACCGCCTGAACCATTAGTAATTAAATCCTTCATTGCTTTGTGGAATTGGATTTTACCTTGTGTACCAGTAAATACAACCCACTCATTACCTGTTGCGTTTTCAGCATTAAGAGATAAGTTTCCAATAAACTCTAAAATCTTGTCTTCAGTTAATGTTGCAGAAGTTGCAGAACTAGAACCAGAAGCTTCATAAGTTAATGTGTTAGCACCTTTAATTTGTTCTAAGATACCATCTCCCATAACAGGAACGCCAGTTTGTTGTGATTGAGCACCACCTGGAGTTGTAATGTTTCCAGACATAGATGACTTACCAAACCAACGCATAACCTCTAGGTCATACATAAATTGAGCTTCTGTTTGCTGCTCTTTAGTAAAGAACCATAAACGGTGTCCATTGTGCTCAACCCATGTAACATCTGTTAAGTCACGAGCATCAATAACTAATTTCTTACGAGAAATAGTCACGTAGTTTTTACGAGTTTCAGGGTAAGAATAACCTTGACCTACGTCATCACCCGAAGAACCTTCTCCAAAAGCGTTACCAATAACAGCAACAACAGAATCAGCTGCTAATACTGTAGCAGCTGCAGAAGAAGCTGTTAATGCTTCTGTAGTAAGAGCTCTAGAACCACTTGAAACAGCAGCAACACCAGTTACATAATATTTAGAACCATCAGCAAGACGAATAATATCGTACTTGTTAACCATACAAACATCATCACCAGCTTCAACAATTTTAATATTAGTGTCTGTATCACCAACTGCTACATTAGTACTTGAGTTGTTAATTGCTGTTTTTAATTTTTGCAATTGTCTGTATCGGCCCATAGACTTCCATTCGAAAGAATTGTCTCCTAATACTTTTTCACTAGCACCAAAACCTAATTTTTCAAGAAGGTAAGTTGTAGTGTATCGAGGATAAAGCTCGATTACTTTTTTTGCAATTTCTGGGTACTTTAATAAGTTTGCCACCAGAGAATTGCTTTCGTCATTATACGCGGCATCGTATTTAGCGGTATATACTCTCATTTTTTCTGAGTGTTTTTAAATTAAAAATTGTTTTATATTAACAATGTATAATTATCAAGCCATAAACTTATTCGGGTCAAAGCCTTTGCTTGGAGCCTCAAAACTATTTGCGGAGCGATTACCTCTATTTGGAGAAGTAATACCATCCAGAACCTTCGACTTTCCTTGTTCAACGCCTTGCGTTTTAATCATCTTGAAAATCTTTTCCTTGTTTCGCCATAAGAAAGCGGCCTCCGCAACATTGGCATGAGACTCGAAGATGTCTTGGGCAAAATCTCCTTTGGTTATATAATTATACAGTTGTTTCTTGTCTTTCTGAGAAACTTTACCTCCAAAGAACTCTTCTTTACCTTTAATAAAGCTTTGTAGTTCTTTGCGAGATTTATTAGCATTCTCAGTTTTGCTTTGCTCTGCTTGAGCTTTTTCTTCTCTTATTCTGTCTTTTTCAGAGTGTATGTGCTTGTTTAGTTGTTGTCTAACTAAAGTTGCTTCTCTTTTTAAAAGACCTGCTGTTTCTAATCTTTCAATAGTATCTTCAATGTCTGCATCATCATATTTTGCTGCACGCATATCAGCTATTACTAAATCTTTATCAGACAACTCTAAGTAAGTGCCTAATGTTTTAATTGTATCATTAGGCTCTACATCTGGCTTCATAGCATCTTTAACTTGAGCTATAAACTCTTCTTTACTTGAAGCCTCGATTCCTGCTTCTTTACTTAAACCTTCCCAGTCAAATTCTGCCGTTACAGGTTCTTCTTTGTTTTCTACTACCGTGTCTTCATTATCCCAATCATTGTCTTCTTCAGTCTTCTCTTCTGCTTTGGGGTCATTAGTTTCTTCGCCCACTTCGGAATCAACTTCGACTGAATCCCACGAAAAGTCGCCTTCGCTCTCTGTTTCGCTTTCTGATTCGGTATTATCTTCTGATTTAACCTCTTCAGGCTGTTCTTCATTCGTTAAAGATTCTACTTTTTCAGCAGCTTCTCCATCGAGAAATGCTGTTGGGTCAAAGCCCTGTTCTTTTGTTTCTTCAGTAGATTCAACTACATCTTCAATAATTTTGCTTTCTTCTGCCATTTTATTTTGCTTTTATGTTTACAAATATATTACTTTTTTATCTTATTTTTTTTCGCTTCTATTTCTTTACTGTGCTCCATTTCTTTTTCTTTTTGCTGAGCACCCATATCAGCCTTAACTTTTTCTAGAACAATTTTATTCTTTTCACGAACATCATCCATATCTCTATTAGCATCTGATGCAACTTCCTGCGCTACTATTCTAGCTTCAGCATTTATTTCAGCAACTTTAATACGACCATCAATTTCCATTTGCTTAAGCTTCATTTCAGATTGCATTTTAGCATCATCTGCTTGTGCTTGAGCTTGTTGCATTTGTTGTTGCTGAGCCTGTAGTTGTTCTTGTTGACCTTTCATAGCCTCAATACCCTGTTCTAATACAGCTTGTGCTTCAGTCATAGTATCTGCTTTTAATACTTTGAGAGCATCTAACAATGTAATAGTTCCTGACTGTAATGCAGCTTGTGACATTTGCTGTACTTGTTGTTTTAAAGCGTCGTCTTTACCAGAGTCGCCCATAAAAATACCATAGTCATTTAATGCTACATCAGGTAATATATTGAGCATTTTATATCCAGCATCACCAAATATAAATGCAGCTTTTTTACCTCCAGCCCAAGCTATTTTCATTAGATTAGCCATTTTCTCCATAACTTTTTTCTTCATTATGTTATGAGAATAGAACCAACCTCCTGTTGATATAGATGACTGCACAACGCTACGTTGTACATTACCTACGTATTCATATTGTGCAACGGAACCTTCTCTTTGCGGTGACACGCCAGATATTTGGCCTGCCGTCTGCTCTAACATCATTTTAAGGTTTATAAGCTGTTGTACAGAATTAGATAAAGTAAAGTCTACTTGTTGGAATTGATTAAACGCTGCAGTATCCCCACCCTCATCTCTTGTATTAATTGGTATAATACCATCATTCTTTAAATGGTACATAACCTCTTGCATGTCCATACCAACATTACTTGGCATTTGTGATACATCATATACAACTGCTTTACCACCTGCTCTTGCAAGTGTAAGCTCTATATGATACATAACAATATTGTAAAGCATTTGAATATGACTTAACACATCCATTAAACTTGTAGAGCGTCCTGTTGTGTGGTTATATACGCAACCTACATAAGAAAGTGATGCACTACCAGCGTCGTCTACAGACCTAACCTGATTCGGGCGTCTTCGACAATTAACCAATATTTTACCACCAATCTTTGTGCCTTCCCATATATCATCAACATGCTTGTATTCAATATTATCTCCTTTACGAACTTTATAATTTTCACTAATTACTTTTTGAAATGGTTTTTCTGGATTGTATTTGTTTTCTGATACTTTAACTCTAATAGTTTTAATAGATTTCCATTCAGCACAAATAACTCTTACTTTAGTTGTTTTGAATCTATCTATTTCTACCCAATTAAAATCGCTATTAAATCTATCTATAGTGTCGTTAGTTACTTGACGCATTTCTTCAAGTTCACGAACATCGTCATCATCTAATTGGTCTCGGTACTCATCAATAATTTCATTTACTGTTAACCATCTTTCTTCTCCAGCCCATTGCGCATCATCTAAGAAATCAGAATCTATAGACTTATCAAAAACAAATGTTCTTGGGTCTACTCTTCTAAAGTAAGGGTCTCCATTTTTAACGTATATTTTATAGAATTCTTTACCAGTAACAAGTAAGTCTCGCATTCCTTCATGGAATACTTTTTTCATTTGGTATTTTTCAGCTAAATAATCAATACCATCTCTTATAGATTCTTCTATAACTTCTTTATACTCGAAACGCATAAAGTGGTCTATATCATCTGGAATAGGAAAGTCCTTGTTATCCATATCCAATTCCATACCATAAGTTTGTTCTAGCTTATCATTTATATCTTTTAACAAATCATTTGCAATTAAAGACACTTTAAATTGTTCTTTTCTTAAAGCCGCATCCATGTTAACTGCAAAAACAGACTTATCTATTGGTCTGTTTAAATCTTCGTTACATAATAAATCAATTTTATTTTTAGATAAAGGAAAATTAGACAAGGTGGCAGGAGAAGGCATATTGTATTGCTCAGTTACATAACTGTAGTCTTCATGCTCTACATCACCGTTATATAAACGATAGTTTTTTATATCCTTATCGTAATCGCTTATATAACCTTCTTGGTTATTATAATCTAATGCTTTTACTATAGAATCTAAATTCTGTTCGCACCACTCTTGTGTTTTTTCACTCTCTGGTAAAAATTGTTTAGGAAACATATATTTAATCTTTGTAAGGAATTAATCTACCGTTTTCTCTCCTGTAGTAAACGAATCCTATTCCTTGTTTTTGTATTTTATCTTGTCTTACTTGTTTGTCGTATAAGTCTATATCGTGTATTAAACATAATCCAAACGCTATAACCCTATCCGTATTTCTTAAACCATAACTACCTAGCTCATCAAGTAGGTCTACAAACCATATGTCTTGACAGTTTTCTTCTATGTAGTTTTCTAAAAACTGTTCCATTACAGCTTTAGTGTGCTTATTCATTTGTAAACCATATCTATTTCTATTTACGGTTTTAGGTGAATGAGCTGTTGACGGCCTTTCTTTTAAAAATTTTTTTCCACCAGCCCTTTGAAAATAACCTATAATACCTATTCGAGTAAACTCTATTAACATCTTAGCATTATAGTATACTGCTAACTTTAAACAACCATCCCAAAACTCTTCTGCTGTATCAGGTCTTTCTGTGTATTCTGCTATAGGATAGTTACCTGCTATATCTGTGTTAAAGAACCTTCTAAATATAATAGCTGAACCTAAAGATGATGTAGATGCTTCGTCTTGGTCATATGAATCAATACCTCCTATGTCTAAACCTATAAGTTCTGGTTTTGGGTGAGCAAGTATTCTATAAGGACCACCTTTATCTAAAACAAATCTTACATCCATTCCTTCTCCGTCCCATTCTAAGCGACCATGTTGTATCTGCCCTTGTAAAGACTCATTACTTAATATTTCGCTTCTCTGCGCGTTTATTTTAGCTATATTAAATCTTGAGTTTTTAGTTTGTAAGAATGCTTCTTCTACAGACAAAGGGTAATTCTGTAATTCTAAGTTATAACCTTTTTGGTTTCCAGACTTATGTAGTTTTTCTCTGCGTTCTTTAAGAGCCTTTGTAGCTCCATCGTTATCTGATACACCTGTCTTTAAATCAAAAAACCCATGATAACACATAGATGCAGGAATAAACATAGGAATTAAATTAAACGCATCTGAATTATAATACATCTCCATAAAATCTTTAGACGCTGCTTCAATGTCACCACCCGTACCACCAATAATAGGTACGCCATACTGAACATCACCATCCATAAAACAAGCTTTAGATGACATATAAGCATTTAAGAGTTCTTTGAACTCCCCTGCTTCTTCAAATACCATAACAGATAAACGCTCACCTTTATATACTTCAGGGTTACTCATAGTACGGCAATGTATAACTGACTGAAAACCAGCCACTCCCCATTTACCATCTTGGCCTTTTATCTTATAGCCTGACTTCATGACCTCTTCACCTTCTTTAAAAGTGGAATGTCTAAAATTTGTATGCTGATTATTTAAACCAGCTTTCACTTTGTCAAAGAACGATGTTGCTGTAACTTGTAAACCAGCGGCTACACCAACGTGGTTGTAAGGATAGAATGTGTATTCATGTGCAAGGATACCTGAGTTCATATAAGAGAACCCTTTATCCCTTGCTTTAATAACAATCATTCCTTTCTCTTCGGTCTTGCAGGTATCGAATAAATCAAAATATGCTTTATCCATATCCCTATACCAAGGCGCTATAAGAGTTTTTCTGCTATTTCCCTTAACACCATCACTACCTAAAATTTTATAGAAATTTAAGTAATAATAATGTTTACCTGTAATCATGTCCATACCCTTAGGTTTGAACCCTTCCTTACATCTTCTTATTTGCTCATCCCAATACTCCCTGTATGCTACGCTTTCCGTATTTAAAGCTGGGACACCTTCGTACACTAAAGGTTGATATTTTTTTATATCACCCATTCTTTTGAGCTTGTAGAGTTTCTAAATAACTCAGCTCTCTATTACCAGCAATTTTAGACCTCTCACCTCTTCTTTCAATAGACTCTAAGAGTGTCTGTCTTGTAGCTAATATCTTATCAACTCCAATCATTACTTTTTGTATATCCGCTGCGTTATCTATATTAATCTTTGTCTTGTCTAATAATGTAGTATATTCATCTATCTTCTCATTAAAAGCAGACAACTGAGCATCTAGGGGGTCATATTGAAGCTCATTGTATTTCTTAATCGCGTGAGCGATTTTTTTATTTTTCTGACCCTTCCACTCATAGTTTCCGAATAAGTCTTTAGAAACTACCCTCATTCTTTCATCTTCAGTAAAATGTCTGTACGGAGAATCGTAGTCTGCTATGTAAGCTACAAACATTAGCCCTTTTGCTGCAAGACCACTAGTCTTAATTACCTCTACAAACTCAGGTATACCATAAACGCCATCGTCTGTTATCTCTCCATTTTTACTAATCTTCAGTAGGTACATACTTTTCTAATCTAGTTTTCATTATAATGTAACCATGGTTTACTATAGGGGCACTACCCTCTATAACTTCTCCGTCTTCGTCTAGATATTTAAAGTCTATACTTGACACATTACCACCCATTACCTTATACTCATTACTCCTGATAGAATACCCTAGATTAAGATACTCTGTCATTATCAATACTTCCCTTTCTGAAGTCATACGAGTGACGTTAACGTACCCATATATCTTACCATTAGGCATTATCTCAATAATACCATACTTTGTTTTTTGCTTGTCCATTGTTTTCATGATGTAAAGATAATAAAAAAAAGGGCTCATTTTACTGAACCCCTCTTTAACCAAACAAACCAAATATATTATATTATTTTAATCGTGCTGAACACGACCACCATCATTATACCTTTGCTTCAATAATCTATTAACAACTGGACGAGTAGTGTCTTTAGTTACTGTTTCACGAAATTTATTTTTTATTTTTTGAGCAACTTTCTTAACTTTAGCCTTGAATTTGCCTTTCTTTTTTTTATCAGCCATACCTAGTCGTGTTGAATGAATCCTCCTTTAGAGTAACCCATAACAGCATCTATTGCTCCCTTTACTCTTTTTTTAGCAGTTTGATTTAACTTCTTTGCTCTTGTAGATAAAGGTTTTTGTAAAGTGCTTTGTACTTTTTGTCTACTAGTTGTCTTAGTAATTTTACCAGAACCAGCTGAACCACTCTTTACAGGGTCTGAAGTTTTACCTGCAACCTTTTTCATTACAGCTGCCGCTTGAGGGTCTACACCCTTTCCTTTCTTAAGTTTTCTTACGGTCTTCTTCGTTGATTTTTTTCTCTTAGGTTTCTGCATGACTTAATTATTGTTTGATACAAATATAGTGTAAAAAATTTTTATATTTTTTCGAGTGTGGATGTATTCCTGTGAACCCCCCCGCTACTGCCAACCTTTTGCGCACCCACCCTTCAATTATATTTGTTAGTTTTTCCTCTCACTAAATAACTAAAACTTATTAGACATGAAAGACTTACAATTCCTTCCGTTAAATGTAGTAATGAATACTATCGAAGAAAAGGATATACTCGGCTTCTGCAAAGCATTCGGTATTCCATTCGTAGTTAATATTCTATTACCTAACGACGAACCACAAAGACTTTCCTTCCACGACTTCAAAGAGTGGAACGAGTATCTTGCTGACTTAGCAGGTAGTGTGGATATGAAAGAAGTACAGGCATCACTTTAGTGTGAGCTTGTACCTTTTTTTATAAAAGGATGCTCCGCGTTGCTTCGCGTTTGTTTAACACTGCACAAACTTTTCTGTTTGTTTGTGTCTGTCAACCACTTCCATAACGCTGTTTTCGTGTGTTATTGTAGTGTGTTCGTCGTTGTTCTTGTTGCGTTTCGCTTAGCTAATGTGTTCACTATCAGCGTTTTGTTGTGGTTGCAGTAGGACGACAAACCCAAGGCCTGTTAGTTTTTCCTCTTCCTAATTAACCAATCATATTTATTTATATGTTTGGCGTGCTTTGGGAGTATTAAACCACTTACCCACCAAAGTTACAATATTTATTTGACATAGTCAAGTCGGAGTTGATAGCCCGATGCCATCTATGTTATTTATTTATACGTTTAATAGTGGTACATTATTTATTAACTAAACTTGTTAGAAATTATGTTTGATATACCTTCAAACTCTTCGCGTGATACCTATAAAAGGTCATCACTTCGCCTATCAGTTGCTTCCGATAAAGTAACTGCAGTCATTAATAAATTAGTTGACGACACTACAGATAAGTATGTTGACGGTCAGCTTGTAGGCTCAATACCTCAAGCACGACTTAAACTCACTTTTCCTACGTTCGCAACTGATAATAACGACTGTCATTTTGATTTGCGTTTTAGAAATAAAACCATCAAATGGATAGAGCTTGCAATTTACTTATATGAACTTAAAGAAACCCCTAAAGGTAACTCTAAGTTAGGTAAGTGGATAATTTCTGAGAATGTAGACGGCAACTCACCTTGTCACGACGACGACGGACAACCATTGTTCGAAAGTCTTGCACACTTCTCAGAAAAGTACAAGATTAGTGGTTCAGTACATAAGTTATACTCTATCCTTAGAGAAAACCAAATTAAATTTGGTTATAACACCTTAGCTTCTGATATTTCATCTCAGAAACTTGCTGTTAAAACTTATTTCAATACGGAAATCAATGATTACACCATTGCAACCGTAGACTTCACCTCTAATCGTGAACGCAAGGACGAAAATAGCGAGCCACGTGCGAAAGCGTACTCTGTACGCAGACGCAACGCAGGCACGCCATTCGCGTAACAGGAGTAGGCTGCGCCTCAGAGCGTGGCCACCCCTTTTTATCACTATCACGATGCAACGTACTACTGTACTATGCACAGTTAATAGATAATGTGAATACATAATTAAGAGTAGTGCACATCTGCTAGCCTCGAGATACTTTGCCATTCAGTAGCTAATTATGTAATGTTTAACTAAACCGAATATGGCTATTATGTAACAATCAAGCGTAACATCAATTCTCTAAACGCTTTATAAATTCGAGAAACAGTAAATTAACAACACTCTATAGGTTCGAAACTATAGAGGAGATTTAGTTCCTACAACGACTTCGTTCCGATAAGGTCGGTAGGGATATAGTTGCGGTAGCTCGCAGATTTGCCTATGAATCTATAGGTAAACGAGTCCTTAGCAGGATAACTATATTAATAGACGTCTAAAAAAAAACTAATTATTAGATAGGTATTAAGTTGGGTTTTACAAGGCACACCATTGCCTTCACTCAACCAAGATTAGATACGTAGATGCGTATAAACCAAGGTGCAGTAATGTATGAGGTTAGCCTGCCAAGGCAGTGATATGATACCGAAAGGGCAGAAGGTGTGACAACCAGTGGTAGTCTATTCAGGGGTAGTGCCCTGCTAAATCGCGTTGTTATTTTGATGCATATGGTACAAGTATAGGTTCGATTCCTATGTGCATCACTATTAATTAAACATTCACTAAATATATTTATGTTATGAAAATAACCAAAGCTATGGTCGTTGACCAAATCCTGAAGAACTTTCAGAAAAACGGTGTACACGTCAAGAAAGGTGGTAAAAGTTTTGTACCTCAAACGGTAGAAGACCTACAACCACGCGTTGTTAAACGTATAATTAACAAGAAGAATAACAAACACTACGATAAAGCGTATTCGCAATTGTATTACAAGTTTGTTAAAGGACCAAAAGACAGAGCAAAGACAGCTAAAATTAACAACAAGTTAAAGAAAAGCAGTCGTACTAATATAGTAGCTATGCCTGAAGTTGGACCAACATATCCATCTATTCGTTCAGGTAGAGTTGAACAAACTACAGCTAAGAAATTAGTTGTAAACTTATCGTCTACTATGACTTGTACTATTTCAGATACAGGTTTAATTACTGTAGACTTTAAGTAAGTAGATGAGCAACATGTGAGATTCACGTTGGGGCGGCATATAGCCTACACAGGTTAAATTCCTGTAGCAATAATATGTATCTACTTTATACACGTCTTGAGTGCAGAATTTGGTATACCATCTAATCGCACTCTTGATGTGTATTTTTTTTTATAAACACTAACTAAATAAACTTTATTATGAAATTTAAATCTAATTTCGCTATTGTATACCTTTTTAGTATACTATTTACATGCGCAGTAGCAGCTGCAGTTTACCTTGCTTACACTCTTGGAATCATGTCCACTATCATCGCGATATGCATGGTAGCCTTTATTTATTTTGCTTATTTACTGTATGTACAACTTAATTGTTTTAGACGATGAAAGTAGATATTACAGGAGGTATTATGTCGTTTGTATATGAACGGTGGAATCTTAACATAGATATTGTTAAAGTTGTAGATAATCCACCCTCTGACGACACTATTATGTTCACTTGCAATGACAATAACGATTATAGTATGTCAGTACTACAATACGCTAGAATCAATGCTGAACCAACAGTATACGACATTAGAATTATACGTGGTGGTAATAATATTACTGCAAGCTTTTTTAGTTGGCTAAAAGGTCAATATATATTTGCTTATGCAGAAGAGCTTATCCAACCAGCGTATAGTTTTAACACTTGCATAAAGATTAAAACGGAAGGTCTTCCATTTGTATTGCAATGCATGAATGAAGAAAAATTACATTCTTTTATGGTTAATACACCAGAAGTATTAGCAAATGAAATCCAAGGTAAATTTAATTTAAGTAAAGATGATTACAGAGAAATCATACAACATGTTAAAACAATTGAAGAACTATCTTCTTCAAACGTTCAAGATTAAGCCTAAAAACTTTACTCTAGGCTTCAAGTTAAAAGATGAAGGCGAAGTGTGGTCAAATGTAGGTGTGTTGCAATGCAATAAAGAACAACTAGACATATATGTAGTTGTTAAAAACGAAAGCGGAACAACAATTACAGTAGACGACAAAACAGAGAAAGAAATAGGTAGATTTTTTTACAGAAACAGAAAACTAAACTAAACAAACAGAAATTATGTGCGGAATTGCAGCGTACTCTGGTAAGAGTATAAACATACTAAAGGCTATGCATCTATTAAACGACAACGACGAGCGTGGTGGGCATAGCACAGGTATATATGTTGAGAACGGAACGTTCAAGAAACTATATAAAACGACAGGTAAGAGTAGAAACTTACTAAAAACTATAGACCATACTTATGCAGAGTTGTTTATAGGTCATACACGTTATGCTACTCACGGTGAAAAGACTGCTGAGAACACACACCCTTATATGATTGGTAATTATATCGGTTGTCACAATGGTGTGTTAAATAATTACGAAGACCTAGCAAAAAAGTATAAGTTTAAAGTACCAGATGTAGACAGTAAAGCAATATACAAAGCTTTAGAAGCAGCAGGTACTGAGACTCTTGGTGAACATGGAGGCACAATCAATGCAGTGTGGACAGAAAGAGATGGAAAGCTCTATGTTTATCGTAGAAATAACCCATTGTATATACTAGAGACAGAAGATGGTGTGTATTTCTCATCATTAGAAGAAGGTCTTGAGTCTATATGTCCTGATGAATGTAAAGTAGTTGAAGTAGAACCTGAAATACTATTCATATATGAGAATGGTAAGCTTATAGATTCAGTTGCTATTGAAACTACATACAAGCCAGAGCCATACAAGGTTGTTAAGAATTGGACTGACTACAGAAATGTTGATAAAGGTGGTAAAAATTATAATGGTGACTATGATGCACAGTGGTTTAATAGCTACAACACTACATACAATAAAGCTTACAAAGGTAAAGGTACATTACTTTATGAAGAAACTCCAGACTTTGGTCTTGAGATATACCCTGATAAAGACTGCCAACCTAAAGAATTATCTGATGTTATGCATAGCATAGAGTTATTAACATCTATTATAGAAGAGAATTATGAGTTCTTTTCAGATAGAGATATTGATACTTTAAATACAATGTTAGCAGAGTTAGCCAGGTCATGCGATGAGCTTGAAGATTGGTTAGCAGCTGATAATTCACAAGAAGAGTTACCATTCTAATGATGGCTAATATGGAAAAGAACTTAATCTTTATATCTGACCAAAAGTATATTGATTCTGTTCTTACTCTCACACGAGAGCTACGAGAGCGTTCTAATAATAAGAACGATGTTGATACAGTTATTGATAAACTTCTAAATATCAAAGAGTTATGCCAGAAGAAAACGAAGAGTTAGAAATATTTGCAGACAATGCAACTAACGAATCTAACGATTTAGATGTTACACAGTTTGCAAACCCTGAACCTGTATGCGAGCCTGTTGTAGAATTACCTGAAGATTATGTATTAGCTAGAGTTGAAGATGGAGCTGAATACAAAGAGTATGCAGTTCCTAAAGCTTGGGTTAATGAAGAAGGTTTCATTATGACATGCCTTGGATGTTGTGAAGTAGAAGAACTAATAGATATGCATGAGATTGCATATGTAGAAGGTTCATGGCGTGAGATATGTAACTTCGATGACATAGTATGGTCAGAAGCATGTGAAGAATATCTAAATAGAGATAATGCTCAGTTTGTATACACAAGGCATGGTGAAGATTATGTTCACTATGAAGATGATTACGTTAGATGTAATGATACAGACGATTGTTATATCAATCAAGATGTAGCTAATTATCATGACTGTCATTACTGTGAAAGCTGTGATGAATGGCGTGCATGTGATAACCATGATTTTGACGAATGTGGTAACGAGAGCCGTGGAGGTAGATTTAATAATCAAAAGAACTCTCAACCACACTATACAAATGCTGCTCAAAAACTAAAGTATCACAAAGACTATGGTACTAATAGTCCTACATGGTCTATAAGTAATGGTCTTAGATATACATTTGGTGTAGAGATAGAAACAGATAGCGGTAGATTAGATGAATGGGATGACCTTAATCTAAATGCTGTATATGATGGTTCTATTAATGGTAATGAATATGTTACAGGTGTATTACGTGGTGACTATGGTTTCAATCATCTCAAGAAGATAATGAACCGTATTAACACTAGTGATGTTCAGCATCATGTTACACGCAGTTGTGGTATACATGTTCATATCGGTGGTCGTTTCAATAGACGATTCACTATCATGCTTCTGCGATTGTGCTATCACTTGCAAGATGATATATTCCGTATGCTCCCACCTTCGCGTGTAAACAACACTTACTGTAAGTTTATACCTACATGGGCTTCTCAAGTTAATTTTACTAACTACAAAGAAGTTCTTGCTAAGTATATATACGGTGGAGATGGCGAAATAGTTCTTGATAAAGAGCATAACAAAAAGCGTGGTATCGACAGGTATCGCGGTACACGTTATACATGGGTTAATATCAACAACTTTAGCACAGCCAGCGGGAGACCGACTGTAGAATTCAGACCACACAGCTCAACACTCAATTATGATAAAATTCGTAATTGGATATTGATATGTATGTCCCTTGTATACTATGCAGAGAACATGCAAAAACAAATTTACTACAACATTGGAGATGTTACACTTAAAGGTGTATTAGATGCAGCGTTAGGTAGTAATTTTGGTAAACAGTTATATGATTATCATTTAGAACGTAGAGGAAAGTTTGCAGCACAGCATAAAGACAATGCTAAGTTGCCATCTGACATCATCAGACTTAATGGTAGTATTGTTTAATATATAATAGGTAAGAGAAATGAGTAAACTCTTTTAAGACCGTGACTCCAGATGAGCCTGTCAAACATCATGTGCGCCTATTATATTAACACTTAAATTATGGGATATTACAAAAAGCTAGCTATTATGCTAGAAGAACAACGTCTTGCTGAACTATATGAAGGAGCTAACTTAGAGCTTATTATATTAGAAGCAAGAAGAAGAGAAGAACAAGAAAAACTTTTCGAACAAGAACAAGTAATTCAAGAAGCTATTAACGAAGATAAAGAAAAAAATGGATTTGACAGTAGAACAACAGAGAAGCCGTAATATATTCTTACGAGAACATGGCTTAGACTTTACAGTAAGCAAAAGAAAAAGTATGTTTCACGACGCAGGTGATTCAGTAGAAACACCATTCTTTTGCACAGTAAACGACAAAACAAAACAAGCATTAGGTGCTGTAAAAAGTAAATACGTAGTTAAACAAAACGCAGATTTACTCGACATTATTCTTCACAAAATTGGTGATGGTAATTATGATTTATTTAACTCTAAAGGTGGTACGTTTAATAATGGTAAGAAAGTTTATTTCTTTATTAAACATAAAACAACATCTGATTGGGGTCAAGAACATGCTGAAAACTATATATATGCTTTATCATCTCATGATGGTAGTCAAAGATTAGTATTCGGTGTAGCTAATAAGATACACAGTTGTAGTAATATGTTTGGTATGCTGATGAATGATTCAGAAAACAAACATATGATTAAACACACTAAACGTATTGATGATTTACAATATGACAATACATTAGATGCTTTAATCCAGAACAACTTTAAGGGTATCTCTTATCTAATGCGTAAAATGCAGGAAGTTAGTATACAAGATAGTATTAAAGATAAAATCTTTGATATTGTAGCTAACTCTAAAGCTCAGCGTTTATCTGCTAAATATCACAAAGACCGTGACTTGCTATCACAATGTGTGATGGATGAGTTAGGTACTAAAGGTGATACGCTTTATGGTTTATTTAATGGTGTAACTAATTTTTATACACACCACGCTTTTGAAGATGATAAATTAATTAGTAATATTACAGGTTCAGGTAACAAGAAAATTACCACTGTAGTTAAAGCACTAGTTAACGATATGAAAGAGCGAGGATGTCTGAATTAACCAAAGCAGCAAACAATCTAATAAAAGCATGGGAAGATGCAGAGTTGAATATTACTCTGTTATCTTTCCTTGTATTAGATTATCACATATCTATGCAAGTGAACGAAACAAGAAATGAAGTTCTAATGCATATATATGGTCTAACACCTGACCAGTTAGATGATTGCTATGCGGACCTAGAGTTTGCAGGTTATGTAATTGACAAAGGAGAGTTTATATCTATAACAGGTAAAGCTAACCAGGCATTTAACAGGAGAATAAAACGCATGTCACAAGGAGAAAAGAATTCTCTTGAATATGATTTCGAAAGATTTTGGAAATTGTTTCCTCGTAAGGCAGGCAAGAAAAAAGCTTTATTCGAATGGATGCGTTTACGTCCAGACAAAAATGCTATAGAATATATTCTTAAGTCTTTGCGTAATCAGATTAAATGGAAGAAACAAGAAGAAGCAAAATTTAATTTTGTTCCTGAGTTTCAAGACGCAGAAAGATGGCTAAGAAATGCAAGGTATGATGATGAGTATACATTAGATAAGCCAAAAATAAATATTAATACTAAACCAGACAGAGATGAAAGATGATGTAGAAAAGATATTGTTGTCTAAGTTGATGAACAAGCAGAAAGATTATTACGATAATCATGAAGCGTTGCAACCTAGCTTATTTAACAATATAGTATATAAAGATATTTTTAATTGGTTAGATGCAGAGTATCAACAAGGTAATAAGTTTGATATGATTAAGGCTAGTAATGATTTATCTCATATAAAAGATATATCATATGTATTAGCACAGTTGTACAGCGACAATGCAACGTGGACTTATCATACTAAATCTTGTATTGAACACCTTAAAGATGCAAGTAAACGTGATGCTATTAAAAATCTTTGTCACGATGTTTTATCTTCATTAGATGATAAAGATGTATCTGAACATATTACTGCGTTAGAAAACTCTTTAGTTAATATGAACCGTTCTGACAATGGTGGTATCATTGAGTTAAAGACTCACATGAAACAAGCTGTTGCCCTCATAGAAAAGAATTCACTATCACAAGGTCTTTCAGGTATACCTTCAGGCTTTCCGTCTATAGATAAGTTTACAGGCGGTTGGCAACCACAAGACCTTATTATCGTCGGTGGTGCATCTTCTATGGGTAAGACATCGTTTGCATTAGCTCTTGCATATAACGCTGCCCTAAGTGGCTGTAAATCGGCTGTTTTCTCTTATGAAATGTCGTCTAATCAGCTTGTTTCAAGAATTATTAGTAACGAAACAGGTATTGACAATAGGTATCTAATTAAAGGTACACTTACAGATGATGAATGGTCGTCAATTCATAGTTCTATGGGACGTATTGAAAAAGTGCCTATGTTTATTGATGAATGTAGCAATACAAGCCTCAGGTATTTAATGAACAAAGTTCGACAATACGTAATAACTAAGGGAGTAAAACTTGTAATGGTAGATTACCTTCAACTTGTTAGTAATCTTGTAAAAGGAAGAAGCAGGGAGCAGGAGGTATCTATCATTGCAAGGTCCCTTAAGAACTTAGCTAAAGAATTAGATATAACTGTAGTTGCTTTATCGCAATTAAGTAGAGGTGTAGAAAGAAATGAAGGTTCTAGACCAATGTTATCTAATCTTAGAGAATCAGGTGAGATAGAACAAGCAGCCGATGCAGTGTTGTTTGTATATAGACCAGAGTATTATGGAATTCTCGCAGACCATAATGGTAACAATATTAAAGGTATGGCCGAAATAATTTTTGCTAAAGGTCGTAACATAGGTATTGGTAGCAAATGGCTACGATGGATTAATTATCTAACAAAGTTTGAAGAACTTTCTAATAAAGATAAAGATATGATTTTTTGTTAATAAAAAAAACATTATATTTGTACAATCTTATGAAAACTACTGAAAACATTATAGATAAGATAAGCAAGGAGTTACCTTTTGATAAAAAAACTATTCGTGAAGTTGTTAATAAAACCTTCTCAGAAGTTAAAGAACGAATGGGTAAAAAAGAAAAGGTAATGCTTAGAGGTTTTATGAAATTTGTATGTGCACAAGAAAAGAAAACACAAACAAACAAAACCATAGATGAAATAAAAGAGTACCAAACAATCAAAACCAAACCAAATGAAACCAAACGTAATAGTAGTAGGTAAAAGTGGCTCAGGTAAGTCCACATCCCTACGTAATCTCAACCCAGAGACTACAGCTGTAATTAATACAGAAAGAAAACAACTACCATTCAAAGGTGCAAAGAATTTTATGAACGTACCTGTACAATCTCTTAAAGATTTTAATGCAGCAATGACTAAAGCAATGAGCTCTGATAAAGTAGAGACTATTGTTATAGAGTCATTTACTTCTTTAATAGAAATGATATACCGTGAAGCTGATGTAAGATTTAAAGGCTTTGATGTATGGTCTTTTTATAACAAGGAAATAGATAGAATACTAAACATGTCTAAAAACACAGACAAACACATAGTATATCTTGCTATAGACGGTGCTTACGAAGGAGATGATGGAGTACAAGAAAGATTTGTTGCAGTCGATGGTAACAGATGGAAGAAACGTGTCGAGAAAGAGTTCGTTGTATGCTTATATACAGACAACCACTACAGTAACGACAAAACAGATTACAGATTTAGAACACAATCACAGGGTAAAGACTCTGCAAAAAGCCCTATGGGTATGTTCGATGAACTGTATATAGACAATGACTTGCAAAAAGTTATTGATAAGTGTAATGAGTATTATAACTAAAACCAGAAACTATGTTTCCAAACCTAAACACAGTAGAAGTTAAAGAAACAACTAACTATCTACCCGAAGGAGTACACACGCTTAAAATAGATAGCGTGTCTAACTCAAATCAAAAAGAAGGATACACAGGTATCCCTTATGTAGAGTTTAAAACATCTAACAAAGATGGTGTAGCATTTTTAAAGTTTAATGGCGTTGAAGATACAACGTCACCTAAAGCTGCTGAAATACGTACATCTATCTTTAAAGGATTTTTAACTAATGCAGGCGCAAGTTCATTTGATAACCTACCTAAAGCATGTAAAGAAGTAGTAGGTAAAACATTAAATGTTTGTTTAGCAAGCAGAGAGTATTGGACTAACGATAAAGATACGGGCCAACCCGTAGTTAAATCAATAGTTGAATACAAATTTTCTAACCCAGAAGGTAAGTCTATTATGTGGAAAGATTCATATAATAAAAAGTTATCACCAACAGACCAAGCAGCATATCAAGCAGCTTACAACGCGTATGTAGGAGATAACACTGTGGATAATAGCACAGACCTACCATTCTAATATAATATGTAGTGACCTATGATGGTTCCTTTAACTTTTTCATTACTTGATTAGGTCACTACTTATATTATGAAACTAAAACACATTGCTAAAGTTGTAGACAGTAAGCTACACTTTGCTAATAAAGAAAGACTTAACATAGATGTTACCAGATACAATGATAAAACTGTAGAGGTAACAATCAAAGAATATAAACCAAAACGTAGTAATCAATTGAATCAATACTATTGGGGAGTTGTCGTGAAAATTATATCTGATTATACAGGGTATACAAAAGAAGAAACTCATGAGCTATTAAAGCAAACTTTTTTAAAAAAGAAAGTCCTCATAGAAGATACATGGTATGACACTACAGACAGCACTACTAAATTAAACAATAAAGAAATGCTAGAGTTTATAGAAGAAGTTAAGCAGTGGGCAGCGCAAACGCTGTATGTATATATACCAGACCCTCATGAAAAACAATAAAATTTTTATACCAGGAAATGTACCGTCCAGTAAAAACAGTAAACAATGGACAGGTAAAATGCTTATACACAGTAAGGCTACAAGAAATTATATTAGAGATACTAAACAAGTTTATGTAAAGAATAAAGAAGAGTTCAAGTCCCAGGTAGTAGACCGAGCGGGAATCGAACTCCCTTATCCTTTACATATTGACATGTATTTTATAAGAAGCAGCCGTCGCAAATTTGATTATATCAATCCAGCTCAAACAGTACAAGACCTTATGGTTAAATGGGGTTGGATAGAAGATGATAACTGTGATATAATTATACCACACTTTAGTGGGCATCATGTAGATAAAGATAATCCAGGAGTATTAATTAAAGTTTTAGATATGAGCGAAGAATCATCAATTATGTGGGGTTACGAAGAGCCTAATCATATAAGAAGCGAAGAACATAGAAAGTTTCTTATTGAACAGTATAATCGTAACAGACCTACAGAAGAACACGTGCATAGTATGGCACAATTAAACAGAGCATTATTAACTAACGAAATAAAAGCATTAAGCGATGGCAAGGGAGACACACAAGACAAGACTACTTGATTACCTAAAAAGGTATGGTAGTATAACATCATTAGAAGCTATAAGAGATTTAGGTAACACTAGATTATCTGCTACTATATTTGTTCTTAAAGATGAAGGACACAACATAACAACAAAAGATAGTAGAGTAGCGACAAGATGGACTAACAAAGACGGAAGCAGAAAAACAACAACAGTATCTAAATATATATTAAATGAAAGCAACTAAAGAAAAAGTAGAAGACGTAAAAGCTCAAGAAAATAATATACCTGAACAACTAGAGCTTAGAGAAATTAAAAAATTAAGCGACGATTACATTATAGATGATGAAACATATTTCGCTGACAACATGTATGTAACAAACAGTATGCTTAAAACTTTACTAACAGGTAGTACATATAACCTAGAGCATTACATAAACTCTGAGCATAAAGAAACAGAGTCTTTAATAGTAGGTAGCGCTTTTCATTGTTATCTATTAGAAAGAGATGAGTTTGATTCTCGTTACGTATATGAGCCAAAGTTTGATAAAAGAACTAAAGCAGGTAAAGAAGCGTACGCTGAATTTGAAAAAACTTTAGACGGCAGAAAACCTATACCTGAACATTATCAACAAGTCTTTGAAACTATTATGAAAAGACTAGACTCTCATGATAACGCAAGAGAAATGATTAAAGATGCACCTGACAGAGAAGTAATACATTTCTGGGAAGATGTAAAAACAGGTCTTAAATGTAAAGGTAAAGTTGATGCAGAAGGTAAAAATTATTTGTTAGATATAAAAACTACAAGTAAAAAAGCTGACATGGTATCCTTTCAAAAGTATGCAACAGATTATATGTTAGCACAACAAGCTGCTTTTTATATAAATGGTACAGGTAAAAAAGATTTTTACTTTATTCTATTTGAATTAAAGGCTCCATATAACATAGCTGTATACAAAATGAGTGATAACGCTATATCATATGGTAGTGCTTATGTAGATATGACATTAAATATGTACAAGGAATGGAAAGATTCAGGAGAGTCTTGGAAGCAACACCTTAATGCAGGTAGAATAATTCTTGTATAATGGAGAATGTATTTGTATATGGCACATTGAAAAGAGGTCACGGGAACCACGTTTTATTAAAAGACAGTGAGTTCCTTGGACCCGCTTCAACTAAAGATAAGTATATAATGTACAGTTCAGGTATACCTTATGTATCTAAATCAATGAATCTTACTAGAATAATAGGAGAGCTATACAATGTAGATGAATTAGTTTTAAACTATTTAGATATGTTAGAGAACCATCCTGGCTGGTATAAAAGAGAAAAGATAACTATAGATTATATAAGTAATAAAGGAAAAGTTAAATCAACAGATGCATGGTTGTATTTTAATGAACAAGTACCACATTTAGCATCTGTTATAGAATCAGGAGTTTATGGAAAAGAAGAAAAGTCGATACTACACGAACAAAAGTATAAGAGCTAAAATAGATAAGCTTTTATTTAAAAATGCGCAAATACAATGCACACTTGTAGAAGATAGTACAGAAGAAGAAAAAGACAAGGCAAGAAATCACACGCAAAAAATAGCTTATGCTATATATGAAATAGACAAAACATTTGCTGAAGAAAACTTTCCTCATATAGATTTTTGTGAAGTGCTATGAGAGTTGAGTCAGAACGTGTTAATGTATCAGAGACGATTCCATCACCTTGGTTTCCAGCTCAATACGCTTTAAGAAAGATAGACACAATAAGCGATAAGGATAAAATTGTAATATTAAGAATTATTAGAAAAGCATATCAATATAAAGACATTAAAATTAATATGCTTAATACAAGGAGAAGACCTTTAGTTGAAACCAATAGTATTATATCTAAAGTAATTAAACAATATTACAATTTACCCTTAGCTGTTATAGGAAAATTATTTAACAAACATCATGCTACTATACTACACTACATAGAAAGTTATGAAGAAGTTTTATGTGTTCAAAATAAACACAAAGAACTTTTTAATTATTTAGTTCATGTAATAAATGAAAATAAATATGGAGAAGACGAACCATTAAGAGTTGATTCTAATTCTAAAACTTATTTTGATTTATTAAACGATTACAATGAATTAGTTGTTAAATATAAAACAGTTAAAGAACAAGTTATAAAAATTAAATCTATATTAGATGGCTGATAAAAATAGCATGCCAATATATTTTAGTACTCTTACATACAAGATTACTCACTATGTAAAGAAGAATAAAAAATTGGAGTTATCAAAGCCATACACTCGCTCAAGTAGGGAGGTGCACATAGGTAATACAATAGAAATTTTAAACGATAGAAAATACAACAACAGGGTTCTAAATATGTTAGTAAAAGAGAACGAAAAAAAACATGGTTGTATTGTATCTATAGTTGGAGTTGAACCTATAACACAGTGTGGTTACACAACAAAAAGATTTGAAGATGAAGAGTAAGTATACAGAGCAAGAAGACCAGATAATAACAGCAGTAGCTGATATGTATGACAATGAGCAGAAAGGTTTGAATAAAGCTAAACGTGCTTTGAGAAAAAAGTTTGGTATTAATGTAAGCGAAGGTGAACTTCGTAGACGTATACATACTCTTAAAGAAAAGCGTGAGCAAGCTACGTGAGTGCTGCATATCTAAATCCTAGTTCTAAGCAATATGGCTAGGTTGTTCTTGTACTCGGAGGGGCAAATAAACTTAGTCGTCTATGCGGCCCTCCGATACTTTAACTAAAAAAAATAAATTATGAGTATTATAGCATTAAGCGTTATATGTTTTATAGTAGGTTATGTTACCTGGAAAACTATTAAGTATAACAAAACAAAAAAAGAAAATGAAAAGAATAATAAAGAACGTTCTTGCAGTAGCAAAAAAAAGAAACAAAAACCTAAACGTTATAAAAAGATTTCTAAATCTAAAACACAAAATAAACGTAAGTATAACAGTGCTAAAGAAGAGATTGAAGAATGAAAACTAAATTAGTTAAATTCCTATTTGAATTTGGAGATTGGTGGAAGGAACAAGAAAAGCCTGACACAAATGATTTTATTAAAATGAAAATAGACGAAGGAAAATTAAATGAGTTACCTGAATTTACAAATATGCTTGTTCAGCTATCTGATTTATTAGGGTATAAACATGATACAGGTATTGTAATTCCTGAAAATAAAAAAGATGATAAATCATAAAAAAGTCTATTGTACTTTTTTTAACTTAGACACAAGTGACCACATTCTATGTACCAATTGTGGACAAGTTGCGCAAGACATTCATCATATACTCCCTCGGGGTATGGGTGGGTCAGAAAAGGATTATATAGAAAACCTTGTAGCGCTATGTAGGACATGTCACGATAAGGCTGAGTCAAGTTCTCCATTTAATAAAAGTATAAGGATTAAACATCTTAATAAAGTATTATATAAATTAAAAGAAGGTATTTAAATATACCTTTTTTTATTTTACCTATTGGTATGCAGAGTACCTACATTGGTACATTGTAATAGTACTCACATTGCATTCCATCTTTCTTGTGCCATACAAAAGCATGCGCACGCTTTATTGCAGATATGTATCCACTATCATCATGCCATTGGTCTGTAGGACTCATGCTTCCAAGATGTCTTACTGCAATACCGTTTAACTCTTCTACTTGACCCATAATACCCGTTTTAAGGCTATGTAAGTGCCCTCTATGGACTTCAATGTGTTTTACAGTACTCCACACTTCACGAAAACGTTGTGAGATTACAGAGGCTAAATTTTTATAACTCTTAACTCTATGCCCATGGTCAAATATAAGTAGACATTCTCCATATACATATCCTTTCATTAAACTTCTTCCGTTGTCTACTGTTATATGCGGAGTATTTTCATACAATGCCTCTAATGCATCACCCATGTGTAACATAGATTCTTCGTCGTGATTACCTGGAACAACAACAACACGAACAGGAGCTTTTTGCGACAAGGCGTTTACACATTCAACAAGAAGCTTTCTACCAAATCTATATGCGTCGTATGGAGATACAGAGTTATTTTGTGGAGTCCCTGCTGTAGTTGATGCAAATGGTTTTGCTTTATCTACATTTAAAAAATCATTACCCACTACAAATACTATTTCTTCAATTTCGAATCCTCTCGCTCTGTGAAAAAGGGAATCAATAGCATCGTAAAGCCTAGTCCTAGCCACATCAAGAGAATAATCGTCACCACTAATGCCCAACTTACCAAGATGCAAGTCGTATGCCCCAATTTCGAGCAGATACTTTTCACCACCTTTTGGATTAATTTTATAAGTCGGTCTAAATGCATATGATTGAAAGCTTTCGAATAAGTCTTGTTTTAAATCTTCTTTTAATTTAGGTATGTTTTTCCATACATCTATCTTCTTAAATTTAGCTTTTGTCCTATACATAGTAACTGTAATAGGTCTACGTCTTTTATCAAAACCTGTTACTTCATATGTACCAACATCAAACCAATCTACCTCCCATGTTTCTAAATCTACATTACAACTTTTTACTAAATCATCTAGCGACTTAACTCTAACGCTATCCTTTACAGATACTATAAGAGAATCTTTCTTTTCATTTTTGATTATTTCTTGCTTAGGTATTTTATTATTTTTTTCCACGGTTTCTTGCTCTATTTTTAGATTGTCTTTCTTTCACTAACTTACCACCTTTAGTGTGTGACATGTCTTTCCTATCCTTATTTCCATAAGTTTTAGCCTTCCTATTTGCTTTATTTAATTTAGCTCTATACTTTTTACGCTCTGGCGTTGAATGATATGCTTTATCATAAGCTTGTTTTTTTTTCTTTGCTTCAGGGTTTGCAGCGTAGTACTTAGCACTTCTACTTTTCCCCTTACTTTTACCAGCTAATGTATTTCGTGCCATTATTCTTCTTTATTAGGTTTATTAAGAAATGCTATGTATAAAAAAGGTAAATATATATGATGTTCAGTGTAAGGATAATGTTCGTTTTCAGGAAAACTTCTTACTCCTAACATAATCCCTAAATATAACCCTATTTGTACCTCCATTACATTATGTTTTTATCGTTAACTCCTATATCTTTAAGCCATTGTCTTATTTTAATACCTTCTTTTTCATCAAAAAAAAGTGATGAACCTCCTATTTTTAAATGTTGATTATATAATAGGTGATACATCACAATGTGTTCTAGACTGTCGTACTGTTTCCAAGTAGCAGTGTCAGAAGCTTTGCCTTCTAATCTTCCTCCAATATAGGCGACATGTTTATATGTCTTTTTGTTAGAAGGGTGCTCTGAATCTGCTTTATACTTAGACAGCTGTCCATTAAAATGGACTATATCGCAAGATACAGATAAATTATATTCTTTTTTCTCAGGTACATAATCTTTAGCAGTGCCTGTAGAATGAATAATTAAATATTCAATCACCTTTTTTTAATTTTTTCTATACTTCTACCAGCAAAATAAGCACCGTATACAGTGATTAAGAGCGTTTGGTAGATTGGAACATAAGCTGGAGAAATACTAAACTCTCCTGCGTTGCCATCAAATATGGATATTACAACAAACATAGCCGTTAGAAATATACATATTAAAGGCCTTATGTTTTTAGATAACCAATTATCAGACTTCATGTCGGCTTCCCATCGCCTTGTGACTTGTTCTTGAGCCTGAGATTCAGCTTCCATCATTACTTCTTTAATAGCTTTTTTAGCTACTAAAGCCTCTTCTTTAGATGTAGATAAATTATCTATTACATTGCCTACCTTTTCTATTACTCCCCCGCCTAAAAAACTTAATAATTTACTCATATACTTGTAACTATATCTGCAACTTTATATGCTGTGTCACCATCTTTATCTTTATAAGCTTCTAAAACCATATTCCTGTTTTTCTTTTCTTTTAAAGATATATGAATCCAAGCAAAGTCAAATTCATTAATCATTTGGTCAAATTGTATACCTGACTTTAAAATCCAGTTATATATTTTTTGATTATTCATTTGACCTTCAGACCAAAATTGAATATCAACTGCTTCAGCTTTACTATGTTGCGATTTTTTACTTCCTCCAATAGCCCTATTTAATTCAGGGCTACGATAACCAGAAGTTATTCTAATAGGCCCGAGCTCATCACGCATAGGTTGTATAAGGTTAGTTATTAACCTTTGCATACTTTTTAAGTGCTCGTTCTTTGGAGTATTATCTATATTTAATCTTTTTGCCGTGTTACTTCTTGTAACCTCTGACAATGTAAAGTTTTTACTTAGTCTCATTTATTTAAAATGCTTCCATTATTATACCATCAACTGATTCTTGTACTTCTTTTCTAGTAGCTTCCATAGTCATCATAATGTTTGCCTGGAATCTTTTAACCTCTTCGTTGTTATTAAAAACTACTAATGTAGGTACTACAACAATTTTATAATCGCTTGCCCATCTAGAGTCAGTTGTTATATCAACTCGTTCTGTATCACAGTCTGTAAGCTTATTTAGCCAAGCTACTTCATTGGTTTTGTTAAAACTAGCATTAAATTCAACTACATGCAATCCACTAGGAAAATCTTGTGAACATGCAATTGTTGATAAAAACATACATAATGTTCTAATTATTTTTTTCATAACCTTATTTTAATTGGTCAATCTTATCCTCCATCCTCAGCATTTGTGTTTTAATTTCTTTAACATCGTCTTGTGTAGTCATAATTGTTTGACGAATAAGTTGGTCTTTCATATCGTACTCCATACGAGTAATCTCAGGGTCTGGAGGTAATGGTAGTTTTTTAGCTTCTGCTATATCTCCTTGTAGTACAAACCAACCACTAATTACTGCAGCCATAATAACACCTATACCTGCTAAAGTTTTTAAACTTACCTGTACTGACGTATCCTCATTTAATTCTTTTGCCATCTTTTAAAATATTACATAATTAAGTCCTACACTAAAGTTGTGCCATTTTCTATTCCAATACTTATTATACTTCCCTTCTACAAATATACCTAAACTTTTGTTAAACCTATATCCAAAGATTAAACCACCAGAATAGTCAACCCATTGATTACCTTTGTAGTTATAGTAAGAGTAGTCGTTACCTGTATCTAAATGATAAGGCATTACGTTACCCCATGAGTGTAACCAAAAGTCTTTTGTAAAATAATAATAATCAAAACCAAATACAAAAGAATACTCTACAATGTTTTTTAAAGTATTTCTTTGTTTTTCTACATAATTATTTATAACTTCAGGTATGACAACTTCTTCCCAGACTTCTTGACTATTAGCTACAAGAGTTCCGTCAGGAGAAAAATACTCGCCCCCGAGAGTAATGTTATATCCTTCTTGTAATGCAAGGTATGTATAATGCAATGTACCATTATCTAAAACCCAATCTGCAAGAGGGTCAAAACCATAAGGTTCGGCAAGTCTTTGCACTAAACCCCCGTTAAATGAAAGCTTGCCGTCCCTTATTTGTTTTCTATATCTTTCTGATGCTTCAAAATATTTTATATCTGCAAATCCATCTTCTAAATATTCTACTTTACCCACCCATTTGTCTGCTACATAACGGACAAAATGATGTTGGTTTGTAAAGTTAACACCTAAACGTCTTACAAAATCAGCTTCGAATAAATACTCAAAGCCATCGACTCTACCAATTGTGGCTGCATCACTGTATGAATTTTCTGTACCATTATAAAAGGTAAGAGCTCTATTTTCATAACCAAATCTTTTTATTTTTCTTATACCTATAGATAATGTATAATCAAAAGGTGTTTCTATTATTTGCTCTTCTAATGTTCCAGATGTAATAGACCAAATTTGGTCATCTCCAAGAGATGTACCACCGTTAACGGCTGCATATACAGTAGAGTATTTAAATATCTTATGTAATCCCTGAGCACTTCCTAAAAAAGGGACAAGTAATAATATTATTAGTATTTTTTTCATTTCTTTAATACTTTTGTTGTGCTAGTGTTACCATTATATGTCACGCTAAAATTATATATTCCAGAAGGAAGTAAACTTACATCGAGTTGATTTAAACCTTTATGTGTTTGACTTTCTTTTATTTTAATAATAAGTTTACCTGTTATATCATATACTTTAATTCCTACAGAACCATTAGTTAAAATATTTAACGTGTCATCCATAGGGTTAGGATACATAACTACATTATGTCCTCTAAGTAAATCTCTTGTGTCTAATGCGCTATCCCAAGAACAACTCCAATATATTTGTTGACATTTATCATCCCAAGAATTATTACAACAATAAGGGTCAATCATAATTACCCAAGCATAACACGTGTCATTTAACCAATACGGAACTCCTGGGCCATCAATACACCCTGCGTCATATAAACAACTACCATCTTCAGTATTTGCTAGTGCATTATAATTATGTGCGGTGTTATCCATACAACCTTCATCTACTGCAATACAGCCACCATTGTTTGTGTTAGCTAAAGAGTCATAGTTAAATGAATCTTCATCTGTACAACCGTAAACTATATCTA